CAAGATCAGCGACACGGCCTTGGGCCGCGACGTGAAGACCTTGATTCATGACGAAGTGCTTTGCGAGCTCTCCATCGGGTACGACCCTGTTGTGTTTGACTACGACGAGACCGGCATCCGGCACCTAAAGGAAGTCAAGCTGTGGGAAGTGTCCGTTGTCACCTGGGCCATGAACGATCAGGCGATCATCACGGACTACAAGCAGGAGGCGGCCGACCGGGTAAAGGCCATGGCCGACGATGTGGCGGCCGACATCAAAGCCGGTCGCAAGATCAGCGCGGCCCGTCTGAAATGCCTGGTTGACGCCAACGACAGCATGAAGGCCGCGACGAAGCTGCTGGATAAGATCATCGCCGAAGCGGCCGATAAGAGTGCAGCGCCCCCGGCACAAGCGAAGACCAAACCTGCCCGCCCTGCCATCAAGGCACCGGCGGCGAAGAAGTCTGCAAAGACAGTCGAAATTGTATTCTGACAAGGAGGAATCTGTAATGGCTAAGACCAAGAAGAAAAAGAGCACCAAGAGCGCCGCTGCCAAGGGCGCGGGCTCTCTGAAAATGGGCACCGACGATCTGAAGGAGCTTATCAAGAGCGCCGTCAAGGAGGCCATGGGCGACGATGAACCCGGCGAGGAGGCCGAGCCCCTGGAGGGCGTGACCTCCGAAGATGTCCTGTCCGTGATCGAACAGGCCGTTGATGCGGTCAGCGAGAAGCACAAGGCCGCGAAGGACGCGGGCGAGGAGGACACCGACATCACCACCGAGGAGATCGTCGAGGAGGCCGCTGCCCTGCTGTCCGAGCTGTCTGCCCCTGACGAGGGCGACGACGGCGCTCTGAGCGAGGACGAGGGCGACGAGAAGGAGGACGACGAGGAGGACTGCACCAAAGAGGATGAAGGCGAGGAAGACGATTCCTTGAAGCGCCGTAAGGCCGCCTCTGGTGCTGCCAAGCGTCAGAAGAAGTCCGGCCGCCCCGTGCAGCCCGCCCAGCGCAAGTACGCCGACGTGTTCATGGGTGGCAGCGGCCGCGCCTCCAGCAAGAAGCAGAAGGCCATCCCGCCCATGGTGCAGCTCGCCCGTGCGATCAAGTGCCTGGACGTGTTCGGCCGGAACGACCCGGAGCGGGCCGCCTTCTACGCCAAGAAGCATTATCAGGACAGCGAAATGGAGCGCGAGTTCAAGGCGCTGTCCGCCACCAACCCCGTCAACGGCGGTTTCCTGGTGCCGGAGGTCTACACCGACGACATCATCGAGCTGCTGTATAACAAGACGGTCATCAAGGAGCTGGGCGCTCGCACTATCCCCCTGGAGAGCGGCAACCTCACCATGCCCCGTATGACCTCCGGCACCCGCGCCATGTGGGGCGGTGAGGCTCGCAAGATCAAGACCACTCAGCCGACCTTCGGCACCCTGCGCCTGTCTGCGAAGCGCCTGGAGGCCATCGTCCCCATGACCCGCGAGCTGATTATGTCCACGAAGTTCAGCGCCGACGAAATCTTCGCCGCTGACCTGTCCCGCCGGATGCAGCTCGGCCTTGATTGGGGCGGCCTGTACGGCAAGGGCGGCGAGTTTCAGCCTGTCGGCATCGCCAACACCCCCGGCATCGAGGTCGTGGACGCGAAGACCATGGACGAGCAGTACGCCGACAGCGAGGGCCGCGTGACCGCTGACTTCCCCGTCTACATCAAGTCTCTGGTCATGAGCAAGAACGTGGACGACACTTCCCTGGGCTGGGCCTTCAACAGCTTCATGGAGGGCTACCTCATGAACTTGAAGACGGCCACCGGCGACTACCTGTACCGCGACGAAATGAACGCTGGCAAGTTCCTCGGCATCCCCTACGCCGTGACCAACCAGATCGGGTGGGACAAGAACGGCTACACCGACATCTTCTTCGGCAACTGGTCCGATATGATGATCGGCGATCAGATGGGCCTGGAGACCTTCACCACCCTGGAAGGCTCCTGGACCGACGAGGACGGCATCGTTCACAACGCCTTCGAGGAAAACCTCACCGGCACCCGTGCCCTGATGTATGACGACATCGGCGTCCGCCACGTCGAAGCCTTTGTCTACGTCAAGAACGTCAAGTGCTTCTAATCTGACAAGGAGGAACAGACCATGAAAAGAAACCTTTTCGACACCGTTTCCGTGCTGCCCTTTGCCTCCGGCAGCGTCGTGGACCGCACCGGCTACGAAAGCGCGGTGCTGGCCCTGACCGTCGCCACCGGCGCACAGGCGACCGTGAAGGTCGAGACCTGCGACACCCAGGACGGCACCTTCGAGGCCGTCAACGACACCCGCCTGTTCATCGACAACCCCGTTGACAAGGACAGCGGCGACGCCATCGTGAAGAACGAGGCCCCGGCCGATGCTGTCGCCAACCTGGACATCGACCTGATCGGGTGCAAGGCGTTTATCAAGATCACCGTCACCGGCGGCGAAGCCGGTGCCCTGGCCCTGGGCGACGCCACCAACTGCCCCGTCGGCTGATCGGAGGCGGGCCATGGCAAGGATGTTTACGCCTCCCAAGGCGACCGGCCCCTCCACCAACAAGAAAGCGAAGCCCGTAGGAGAGACTAAGCAGGAAACCGCTGAAAATCCCTCTGGGGCGACGCAGGAGCACCGCAAGGCCGGTAAGGAATAATCAGATACCCTCTGGGCGGAAAACCGCTCAGAGGGCCTTTTATGGAGGTCTGACGAATGGCGTATGAAGTAAAGCTCCAGGACAACGCGCTTACCACCCTGGAGGCCCTAAAGGTCTTCCTGGGCGTAGACCCGGAGGACAAGACGGACATCCAGCGCGACAATGCCCTGGTGCAGCTTATCAATGCGGCGTCCGCATGGCTGGAGACGCAGCTCGGCCGCAAGCTCGGAAAGCATAGCTACCGGGAGCGCCACGCTGCATCCGGCACCCAAAGGCTCGTCCTGGAACAATGGCCCATCCTGGAGATCAGCAAGATCACCGACACCGACTACGATTCCGAGGTCGAAGGCTACGACATCGACGAACAGGGCGCTATCGGTGTGGTCTACCGGGAAGACGGCTGGACGTACCACGGGCACGTCGGAGGTCTGTCTCAGGACTACATCGCGCCCCGGCGCTACCTGCTGGTGGAGTACACCGCTGGCTATGTGCTGCCAAAGGACGCGACCGACGAAGACCCCGCCACGCTACCTGCTGACCTGGAGGCCGTGATCTGGAACATGATCGCACAGCAGTACGCGATCATGGAGAACGACGCCGCTGGCCTCTCTGCCTTCTCGATCTCCGACGTCTCCTGGACCTTCGACAAGGAAATCTCGGACACCTGGGCGAGCGTCATATCGTCGTATAGGCGGTGGTAGCCGTGAAGGTGCTCAAAGACACATTCCGGCCGGAAATGGCCCGCATCAAGCGGGAGCTGGACGCCCTGCATGGCATGACCGTCCACGTCGGTATCATGGGCGACGAGGGCGGCGACCTGCTGATGATCGCCCGCGTCCATGAGTACGGCGCGACGATCAGCGCGAAGAACGTCAAGAACCTGTCTATTCCCCTGACCGACGAGGCCAAGAAGGCCGGGAGCCCCCGCGCCTTCTCCGACCTGGAGTGGGTGCCCGGACGGCAGCCTGGCCTATCCTTCCTGGTGCGGCCCCGCAAGCGCAAGGCCACCGGGCAGAAGGGCAGCGACACCCGCGCCTATGTGGACGGCAAGACCAAGTTCGACCCGGCAGACTATGACTGGCTATATATGCTGGTTCATAGCGTCGTCATTCCAGAGCGGAGCTTCATCCGTGCCTCATTCGACACCGGCCGGAGCAAGCTCGACACGATCTGCAAGGAGGCCATCGACGGCATCATCCGGCAAGGCTGGACGGCGCAACAGGCGGCCGACTACATCGGGAAGTGGGCGCTGGAAATGACCCGCGATTACTTCAATACTCAGCCCGGCCCGCCAAAGGCCGATGTAACGAAACTGACCACGACCCAGGAGCAGCCGCTATTTGATACCGGCCGCCTCTACAACAGCATCACATACCGGGTGGAAGGAGGCACGGCATGAGGACATGGAGAGGGCCGAAAATCCCAAAGAACCTGCTGCATGAAATGTACGAGATCACACGCGAAGGCGGCGGCTACGACCCGGAGAAGGGCGGCCAATACACCGGCGGCAAGCCGGTGGAAAAGGTCTTCCTGGGCGTCGTGATGCCCCTGAACAACGAAGACCTCCAGTACATGGATAGCGGCACCTCCACCGTCAACGCCCAGAAGGTCTACACCAACGGAGCGACCCTGACCATCGGGGCACAGTTCCGGGACGGCTACGACGATCAGGTCTACACCGTCAAGCAGGAGCTGACCCACGGCCCCGTCCATCCGCTGAAACGGTACATGGTGGAGAAGAAAGGGGCGAGCAAGCCGAAATGAAGATCGTCACCCTGAGAAACGCCCTGGTAAAACTCCTATGGGAGCACCTGGGCGTTCCTGTCATTCTATCCGATCAGGTGCAGCCGGAGGCGGAGCTCCCCTACTGCATCTACACCGTCACCACGCCCTATGCCTCGGCCGGGGAGCTGGGCGAATACTCCAGCACCGACGCCGAAGACGGCGGCCTGCTGGAGCACCGGCGGGAAATGCCGTCCGCGACCTTTTCCTTCACCTTTTGCAGCGAGAACCGAACCGACGAGCACGGGGAGGAGATCAGCGGCGCCGATGAAGCGGAGGAGCTGGCAGAGAGCGCGGCGGCCTATTTCCTGCACGTCGGCTACGACGACTTCCTGAAGCTCGGCATCACCGTTGTGGATGTCGGGCAGGTGGGAGATCGGACGACGCTGGACGTTGACGAAGCAGCCCGCCGGAAGGGCTTCGACGTCCGCATCCGCTATACTCGCACCGACACCCGGCACATCACCACAATTCAAACCGCTATAACACACGAAAAGGAGTGATACCATGAGCAAAGACATTCAGGTTTTTACTTCGCTGAAC